GCGAGGTCGATGTACTTCTGCATTAAGGAGTCATCTATTGCCATGTCGATTGCTTTGTACTGGGTACGCAGCCTGTCCCAGTCTTGGGGTGTTGCACTATTAATGGTCATATCAGTATCCTCAGTCCGCACTTAGGGCACGGCTTAATCTTGATTCTGTTATCGAGACCTCGTCCCAGGTAACAACTACACCTCGGCGTTTTCAATTCCTCTTTGCATAGAGGCATCCGGTATGCGCCATAGGTTTTTATTGCAGCACCACTGGCAGCTAACAGGTCACTAGGGGTCAGTATCATTCCTCACACCCCTCACACCTGAACGCTTCGTCCCACTCTTGTGGTGTAACCCCAGAGATCAGGAACTCACGATCTGGGGGTGACATCTGTGGCCATATCTTGTGGGCCAGCTCACCGCCCATATGGCGAAGCAGTTCTGCCTGGGTAACGTCGAGCTCCATCTCATTGGTGTCGCCGGTAATGACTGATTTCTTCTTAACTAGCATTTGGTGGCTCCCATAGTTTGAGTTGCTGTTTGTCCTGGTCCCAGTCGTCCCACCTGAGTATCCTGGCGCAGCGTGATTGGACCAGGGCATCCTCTCTGGTTAACCCGGCCTTGATGTATGCCTGGGCAACCTGCTCCCAGGATGGGTGATTACCCAGGACCTTCTCGGCAGTCTTAGGTCCCATTCCGGGGCAGCCCTTGTAGCCGTCCGTGGTGTCACCCATGAGGCACTGCTTTAAGAACCAGGCGTCTGCCTCGGGCAATGACACATCTATGATCTCGTCCTTCATGGGGCGGTACACGGTGCCAGGGATACCAAGGAGATCCTTGTCGTCACTGACTACTACAGTTTCATAACCTGGGGCTGACTGGAGTATTCCCATGATGTCATCGGCCTCCAGGGTATCCACGGTGATCGAGGGCCAGTGCTCCATTGACCAGGCCACCATGTGTGCATAACCTACGGGCTTCCTGGTCTTCTTTCGGTTGCTCTTGTAGGGCTCATAGACTGTCTTTCGGAAGTTACTCCCAGTGGTGAAGCAGAGCAGGACTTCCCCCCCATCCAAGCGTCTCTTGAAGCTCTCAAGGCGCTCTGTAAAGCTCTTCTTAGCCTGTTTGAGGTCTGCCCTTAGTGACCAGATGTCTCCATCCTCGTCCCAGCATATGGTCTCTTCTGAGGCCACAGTGGCTTGGAACAGATACAGGTCTGCATCAATCAAAAGGTTATGATTCTCGAGTGATAATTTGTCTAATACGCTCATCGATTTCCTCCTTAAAGTCTCTACCGTCTTCGGTTATACCCCAGCAATCACCCCAGACATCTTGCTCCAGGGCTGTGGTGATTAGTCCTTCCGATGCACAGATGCCAACAAACATTGCTGACTCTCTGGCAAAGTTACTTTTGATCTTGAAGGGGCTGCGCCATGCACGGTCCAGGACAATCCAGACAGCAGTCATCTGGTCCAGGCTGTCCTCGAACTCAGTGTGTGTCACTCCAAGTTCTTCCCAATTGATATTCGGCGTCGATGTCGATTTCGACCTTGAGAGCGCGGCCTGCTTCTCTCGCCATGCGTTTAGTGATGTCACCGACATAATTTCCTTCCTCTTCTGATGGGCAAGCGATCTGCACTTCGTCATGGATCCATCCCATGATGTAAGCCTTACTGCCTGCTTTGATTAGTTCCTGGTCAATGAGTCTGACCCATTCCTTACATATGATTGCCCCGGCTGACTGGAGTAGCTGGCTGAGGCACCTGTGTTCACTTCTGACGCTTAATGCACGGCCATCGAGACCCTTGAGGTAGCCCCGTTGGAAAGCTTTGAGCAGTTGGCTCTTGAGGGACTTAAACGCTGGTATTGATTGGTCGAATGCTGCTTTGAGGCGCTTACCGTCTTTGGCTTTACCACCCACAATAGAACCTATGAGCCCATCACCCCCGCCATATAAAACGCTGTAGATAAATGTCTTGGCGAGATCCCTGGTAGCGAGTCCTGCTGCATTTTGGTTGAAGGTGTGGATGTCTCCCTCTAGGATCTGCTTGGCGTATTCACCCCCGTCATCGAGGTAGTGCGCCAGGCACCTGAGTTCAATACCAGATAGATCCGACCCACAGATAACCCAACCCTTGGGTGCTGTGAATAGGTCACGACACTCACGGCCATAGGCTGACCTGGTGCTTGGTACTTGTGCGAGGTTCGGTGACCGGTGGCTGGCTCTAGATGACACTGTTCCCAAGGGTATGATCCGGTGCCTGAGCTTACCGTCTAGGTCACACAGCTTAAGCCATGCCTGGTTGCCTTCGGCCAATGCAGCGATACGCTTAGTCAGTAGGAACATCATTGCCAGCTTCTTGGCTTCTGGGTACTCGAGCTTACTGAGGACCGCCTCGTCGATCTTGGCGTCACCACCGGGGGTAAACTCTTTAGGCTTCCACCCGTACTTCTTCTGCAGGCAGTATTGGATGTGCTGCCTACTACTAGGGTTGAATGCGACCACCTTAACCTTGGTAAACGGCTCGTCCTTGATGTATCCCAGGGTCTTGTTGTCCCTCTTAGGGATGAACTCAGTGTGTATCTCCCAGGGTTCAAACAGGGCCGCCAGCTCACGTTCCAAGTCGGATCGTTTCTGTGCCAGGTCGGCATAGAGTTCGCCTGCTGACTTAACGTCAAAGGTCCACCCATTGTTACCAATACGGTCACACACTTCGGCCATCGTGTGCTCAAGGTCAATCGAGCGTTGACTGAAGATATTGCCGTCTACCAGGAGCTTCTTATAAAGCAGGTAAGTAACTGTCACATCCTGTTTACAGTAGACCAGCATGTCTTCATTGAGCTCTTCCCAGCCTCCGTCATAGTCACCTTTCATGGTGCCCATTCTCATTCCCCAGGACTTAAGCGAATGACGTCCCCAAAGGTTCCTGGGTAACACCTCAACAGCGTTAATCTTGGCTGAGTCTTCTGCTACCAGGTCAGCGTGGAATAGCTGAGAGAGCACTAGGGTGTCTGTGGCTTTACCTTGGTAGGTCCAGTCTGGGTACACCTTCTTGATGGCATGAATGTCAAACCCCAGGATGTTGTGACCAATGATTTCATCGGCTTTAGACAGTCTCTCAAGTTGACCAGGTATGTCTTTACCGTGGTAGACCTGGGCACCTTCGTTACTCTCTGTATCTAAAATCCCAATGCAGTGGATGGTGTCTAGCTGATTGAGTAGGCCGTTAGTTTCCAGGTCAAAGATCAAAGGCATGGTGGGCCTCTTTTTCAGTCAGGAGCGTCATCAAAGTAGGGCGCAGAGTGGTCATCTCTCGGGTTCTAAAGAAATGGCGGTTGTTGGGGTACTGGGATTGGTAGAGCCTAGCGTAGTAGGGCTTATGGTTGTTGTTCAGCTTGAAACTGAGGTCGTCCTTGGTCTCAATGTCCTGATACCACCTGATCCGCTCAAAGATTGATGACACTGAGTAGTACTTGCGCCCGGACTTCATTGCAGCGTTGCAGTACTTCTTAAACAGCTCATAGACGTGGGGGTTTGCCCTGTGAAACTCCATGAAGTTGGCTTCATAATTTGTCATGCTAAATATCCTCTCTATTTAAAATTTAGAATCCATGTCGGACAACTCCAACAGGCGAGCTTTTGATCGGTGGTACTTAAGTCGGCCAGCGAAACCTACCTGGCCTGTGAAACGGTTCTTGAGCACCACGATCTCTCGGGTGTCGTCACTTGGGTCCTCAGCGTTAACTTGTAGACCTATACACTGGTCTGCTAACTGGGCTATTGAGTGAGATCCTCTGAGCTGCGATAGCTCGACCTTGGCGCCAGCCTCGTGGCCAATGCCTTGAGGTCTCTTCAAGTGGGATACCAGGAACAGGGTGATACCGAGCTCTTGGACGGTGGTCCTGAGCTTGTGCATAATCAGATCGATCAGACGCCGCTCATCATTCACCTCACCAGTAAGACCTGAGACCAGGATGCTGATGTGGTCCAGGATGATGTGCTGACACCCAGTCGCTCGGACCATGTACTGAATGCGGTTAATAACAACATCTAAGCTGGAGCTACCAAAGTGATCCCACAGCTCAATCTCTGTGCCTTGGAACAGGTCATCGTGTGCAGCCTCAATTTCTTGCCTGGTAGCTGCATTGCTGTCTTGCACAATGTTGGTATTCATGTGTACCGCCAACAGTCCCTGTACAGTTCGCTTGTTAGTCTCCTCAAGCATCAACATCCCGACCTTCTGCCCAGACTGCTGTAATGCATAGGCGATCTCGGTGACAAAGGTAGACTTACCCACACCACTGCCTGCACACACAGTGATCAGGGTGGCAGGGCGTATGCCCTTGGTGATGTCATTAAGCTTGGTGAAGGGGTAGGAGACGGTAGACAGCTCGTCCACCTCACCGACAATGCTCCTGAGTGAACTGGCACTGACAATGCCTTCAGGCTTCCACTCCTGGGCTTGCCAGATGGCACTGATGATTTCTTTCTCGAGACCTTGCTTGAGGCACTCGTTGGCATCCTTCTTAGGTAGAGTAGCTATCTTTACTCGGCCTACTGGGAGAGCCTCGGCGCAGTCCAGGGCAGCCTTCTTGCCGGCATCATCCTGGTCAAACATCAAGATGAGCTCCTCGAACTGTAAGAGGTAGTCCCAGGCTTTAATCAATGCCTTCTTACCGCCTGCAGCACCCAAGGGAAGACCAACAGTAGGCCACTTGTTACCTTGTACCTGGGAGACTGTCAGGGTATCTATCTCGCCTTCACATATGATGATCTTGCGGCCACTGGTCCACAGGTGCTGGCCAAATAGCTGCATGTTCTTACCGTCACCTAGTATCTTAAAGTTCTTATCGGCATCCCGGATCTTTTGAGCAGACACCTGGCCTGACTCATCTCGGTAATTCGCAATCTGAACAGGGCGGTTACCATCGGTTCCAATCTGGTAGTCAAACTTTCTGCAGGTCTC